AAAAGAATATCGAAGTTGGGTTATATACGCCTGAACTTTTAGAATGGTATACCAAAGACGATTGGGATCGAATGAATGACATGTTAGATCATTCAAAAGACGAACAATATAGTTACGCTGCCATTGAACAATTAATTGAAAAATATCTGGTGCGCAATCGCAGCACAAAGGAAATTTATGAAACTCCTCAGATTAGATATATGGTCGCAGCGGCTACTGTGTTTCATCGTGAAGAACCTAACACGGCCAGAATACGATTCATTAAAGAATACTATAATGCTGCCGCGGATGGCCTGTTTACACTCGCTACTCCTGTTCTCGCTGGTCTCGGGACACCCACTAAACAGTTTAGTAGTTGTGTTCTTATCCGCAGTGACGACGACTTGGATAGTATCTTTGCATCCGGAGAAATGATGGCCAAATATGCTAGCAAACGTGCTGGTATTGGTTTAGAGATTGGACGTCTTCGCCCATTGGGTTCGCCCATTCGCGGTGGTGAGATCATGCACACAGGCATGATACCATTCCTCAAAAAATGGTTTGGTGATTTAAGGAGTTGTTCTCAAGGTGGAATTCGTAATGCTAGTGCTACTGTTTTTTATCCTATCTGGCATCATCAGTTTGATGATCTCATCGTACTTAAAAACAACCAAGGAACGGAAGAAACGCGAGTCCGTCATATGGATTACGGAGTTGTACTATCAGCTTTCTTTTGGAGGCGTTTTAAAAACAAAGAAAACATAACCTTCTTTGATCCCAATGAGGTGCCCGATCTGTATGAAGCATTTTATAAAGACACTGAACTGTTTGAAGAATTATATGTAAAATATGAAAAGCGCAAAGATCTTCGTAAGAAGGTTATTAGTGCTGAAGAAGTTTTCAAGGGTGGTATACTGAAGGAACGCACCGACACAGGTCGAATATATCTTGTATTCATTGATAATGTAATGAATCAAGGACCTTTTGATCCTGAATACCACACGATTTATCAAAGTAACCTGTGTTGTGAGATTCTATTACCCACCCGTTCATTTAAGCGTTTAGACGACGAGGCTGGACGCATAGCGTTGTGTACACTGGGATCCATCAACTGGGGATCGTTCCGTAACCCAGAAGACATGCGTAGAGCCTGCAGGATTCTACAGCGTAGTCTGTGTAACATCCTTGATTACCAAGATTTTTTGTCTATACAAAGTAAACTGAGTAATGACGAAATACAGCCATTAGGCATTGGTGTAACTAACCTAGCTTATTGGCACGCTAAGAGGGGATTAAAATATGGCGACAAAGACGCACTTGCGGAAGTTAAAACCTGGATGGAGCATCAGGCCTTTTACCTTACAGAAGCCACAGTGGAACTTGCCAAAGAAAGAGGAAGATGCAAAGACTCAGACAAAACTTGGTACGGACAGGGAATCTTCCCTTGGGAAAGAAGATCCAAAGGAGTGAATGAACTAACAAGTTTTGTTCCAGAATTAGACTGGGAACCTCTAAGGGAGACAATGAAAGAGTATGGAGTACGAAATGCAACACTTATGGCCATTGCTCCTGTTGAATCTAGTAGTGTGGTTATCAACAGTACTAATGGCATTGAGATGCCTATGTCGCTTATCTCAACTAAAGAAAGCAAGGCAGGAAGTTTTACACAGGTGGTACCAGAATACAGCAGGCTGAAAAACAAATATCAGTTGATGTGGGACCAACGTGATTGTGCCGGCTATCTTAAAACTTCAGCAGTTCTGCAGGCCTATGTTGATCAAAGTATTTCAACAAACACTTTCTACAATCCAGCACATTTTGCCGATAGAAAAGTCCCTACAACACTAATTGTAAAAAATTTAATGCAGGCACACATGTGGGGTATCAAAACTTTCTATTATAGTCTTATCAACAAGGCCGGTGCAAAACTAGAAGACACAGAAAAATTACCAATACACGAATATGTCAATGGACATGTGAATGGTATACACAATGAAATTTTTGAAGATGACTGCGAGTCATGTAAATTATGAGCAAACAACAATATAACCTTAACACAAAGACAGACTACCTAAATCGAAAAATGTTCTTAGATCCATCGGGTCCAGTTACTATTCAACGTTTTGAAGAAGTCAAATATAACAAAGTTGCTGACTTTGAAAAGACAGCAAGAGGATTTTTTTGGGTACCTGAAGAAATTTCTTTGACAAAAGACTCACAAGATTTTAAAGACGCTAGTGATGCAGTTAAACATATCTTTACCAGTAACCTGCTCCGACAAACTGCTCTTGACAGTCTGCAGGGTCGCGGCCCAAGTCAAATCTTTACTCCGGTTATAAGCCTTCCAGAATTGGAAGCGTTAGTTTATAACTGGACATTCTTTGAGACAAACATTCATAGTCGCAGTTACAGTCATATCATTCGTAACATTTATAATGTACCCAAGGAAGTTTTTAATACCATCCACGACACACAAGAAATCGTAGACATGGCCAGTAGTGTAGGCAAATACTACGATGAGTTACATAGACTAAATTGCATGAAAGAAATGGGGAGTCATTTAAATGTAACAGAGCAAGATCATATCCGAGCAATTTGGTTAGCACTAAATGCCAGTTATGCTCTAGAAGCCTTCCGCTTCATGGTAAGTTTTGCTACAAGTTTAGCCATGGTGGAGAACAAGATCTTTATTGGTAATGGCAACATTATCAGTTTGATTTTACAAGATGAATTGTTACATAAAGGTTGGACTGCTTTCTTGATCAATCAAGTGGTCAAAGAAGATCAGCGATTCGTCCAAGCCAAGCAGGAATGTGAAGCTGAAGTATACAAATTGTATATGGATGTGATCCAAGAAGAAAAGGCCTGGGCTGATTATCTATTTAAGAAGGGTCCTGTGATTGGACTTAATGCAAATATTCTAAAAGATTTTGTAGACTATACCGCATTTAATGCACTTAAAGATATAGGTATTAAATACAATCATACAGCACCTAAAACAACACCAATTCCTTGGTTCAATAAACATAGCGACACTAGTAAAAAGCAAACTGCGCTACAGGAAAATGAATCAACAAATTATGTTATTGGTGTTATGAGTGACAGTATAGATTACGAAGAACTACCAGAAATTTAAAATGTACAAAGCACAATTTAAATCAAAAAGTCCATACGAGAGTTGGTCAGGTATTGGTGTCTACGGCAACGAAACTTCCGCTATCGCTGCGGCACTGGCCAAAAAGAATAAAGGTGCTTTGATGGTTAGGGTAGTTGATAAAAAGAATAGAGTAATATATTCAAATTAAGGAGAGCAGATGAGAGCAGTTGTATGGAGTAAGTATCATTGCCCCTATTGCGATAAGGCCAAGGCTTTGTTACAAATGAAGGGTATTCAGTTTGAAGAAAAGAAAATTGGTGATGGGTACACCAAAGAAGAATTATTAGAAGCAGTACCTAATGCACGTACAGTACCGCAGATTTTTTTAGATGGTAAATTAATTGGCGGCTACACAGACTTAGAGAAATATTTGAAAGAGGCAGCTTAATGATTATTGATAAAGGTATCACACCCGGCGAAGTTGTTACAATTAAATTGAACAGCGGAGAAGAAATTATAGCTAGGTTAGTTGAAGAAAACGGATTGTACACAAAGGTCAGTAAGCCCTTGGTCCTTAGTATGACTCAACAAGGTATAGGCATGATGCCTTATCTGTTCACAGTAAATCCTGATAAGGATATTAAAATAAACAACGGCACTATTGCTGTAATGATAGCTACAGACAAACAATTCGCAGATCAATATTTGTCTAGTACCACAGGAATTAAATTAGCCTAATTATGCCCGGTGTATCTAGAAAAAACGACAAAGACGACAATAACGACAAACAAACTGAGTTTAGTCCTGATGTTTTTGCTAATAATTTAAATGTTACACGGTTAGGCGACGAAGACGACGACGGAGACAAGTTAGTTGAAGGCAGTCCAAATGTCTATGCAAACAATAAAAAGATTGCTCGCATCGGAGATAAAGATGACGACAATGATAAATTAACACAGGGCAGCAACAACGTGTTTGCCAATTGAGGTAATTATGAAAAATTGGTT